TGACTGCTGTTTCAGCGGCTTTAGCAGAAGCAGAACCACGGGTAGGTGCAGGGATGTGAACTACATCACCCTTCTTACCTTTAAAGTTCATCTTCATAACCAAGTTAGCTAAAACGAGGTTTTTCTTGTAAGCCGCAACGATTTCATCTGACCAAATTTCTGGGATGAATGTTGCGCCTGTGGTAACAGTAACTGAATTACTGGGGGAAAATGATGTTGCCATGTTAAATCTCCAAAAAACGATAAGTTAAATTATCTGACCCGTCCGTCTTGATACGCTTGCATGATTTCTCCGCTCAACGCTTCATAACGGTCTGGGTCAGTCATCTTCAGCCGAATTAGATCAGCCCTGCGATAGACTCTTTTTCCAGATTCTCCACTTCCACCTACATCAACACTTGCGGCTTTAAGGTTTGACTTGCGCTGAGTTTCCCCTGCTTCATTAGTCTGTTTTGCCTTAATTCCTCGCAACTGCTTATAGGTGCTTAACAATTCATTTGCACTGTCGTAATCAAACTCACCATCGGCTTTTGCATACAAACCAAGGCGAATAGGTGAAGATTTCACCCAATTCACAAAGTCTGCATCTTGAGCAATCTGACCGAAATCAGGGTGCTCTTGCGCCAGCTTTTGCTGAATCTGCATCTTTTTGAACTCTTGACCAGCTTGTCTAGCCGCAAGTACATCGGGATGGTTATCAACAGTCTTACGAACTGCCGCCTGTGGATTCTCAAAAAAATCTACTTCTGGCTCTTGCTCAATAGGTTGTTGTTTAGAGGAGAGGTTTTGCTTTATAAGTTCATCTGCCAGCTTTCGCACTTCCCCAACTTCCTGCGCTTGCTTTCCAATCAGCTTCTCAGCTTCTTGGTGCATTTTGACCACTTCTTCCAAAGATTTCTGCCTGTATTTCTCAGGCATCTCGGATAAGGGTGCTACTTCAGGTAGTTGCTTCTTTTGCTCAACTGCATCTAACTCACTTAGCGACTCATCTTCATTGTCAATCAACATATTCTTCCTTTTCCTGCCGTTATCGGTTCTAGGACATTCAACTCGGCATTTCTGCTTATGAGTTGTGCTTTTGCTCCCACTTCAGTTGATCTAGGTGTTTTTTCTCGAACCTTCCATGCTCTGATGGAAAAGAACCAGACCACCCTTCTAACTTGAAGTTAGGCGCAGATAGAGTACGGTTGGCTGTTTCTCCGCACTCACATCGAAAACTTGTTAACTCATAATCAACAAGTCTTTCAGTTTTATGCCCATTTTCACAGGCAAAATCAAACATTCTTTTCATTTAATTCCTCGTAGGCTCGTTCGCTGACCTCTTTCAAGGTTTTCAGCCAAGTCAAGATGGAAAGTTCACCTCTTTTGAACATCAAGGTCTTTTCATCAGGAATAACGCTCAGATTATTGAGCGACTCTATCATATTGTCAATATCTATAGTTAAATCTTTCCAACCTTCCATCCCCATCATCTCAAAGCGGGATTCGTAATACTTTTGTAGTTCTGGAGTCATGGGGTTGTGCTTTGAGTTGTTGTTTGCTGTGCCGCTTGTGCTTCAGCCAATGCCTGTGCATCAGCAAGTGCCTTAGCTTCCGCCTCTGCTTGCTGTGCCGCTACTGCCGCATCATGGATTGCTTGTTCTTCAGGCGTGTATTCAACTTGTGTAGTTACGCCTGTCTCTACATTAACTACGATTCTGTGTGTCATAGTTTAGCCCTCATATATGATATTTACAGAACCGGCATCGAAAGTATCCGTTCCATTTGATGTGGTTACTCGTACAGCAGTTAAAGCCGCACCTAGACTAATAGAGCCACCAGTTGTTGTTGTATTTGCATCTGATCTTGCAAATACACCACTTGCAACCCAAATATTTGAGTCAATATTTGTTATCACAATTGAACCATGTATTACATTTGCGGCGCTTGAAATATTTAATCCGAATCCTGCGGTAAAAGTTGCTGTGCTTACAGTAGAAGTATCAAGAGTTGAACCTGCACCCAAATATCCTGAAGTTGTGTAAGTTGTAGAGCCAGTTCCTAATTGAAACAAAGGATTTCCCGTTCCGCTAGTGCTAACGCTTCTAAACATTATTGTTATTCTCTTAACCCACGAAGGTAAAGCAGTAAAACTAATAGATGTTCCACTGGTTGATGCAACAGCAGTGCCTCTGGTAATAGCACCACCTTGAATTATCTTATTGGTTAGCGTCTGTGAGTCAGAAGTTCCAACAACATCGCCAGCGGGATTACCTACACCCCCTGCTGGAAATGTAACCCCAGATGTACCACTGATTACAGTTGTCATTGTTGTTCCTCTGCTGGCAATGGTGTATTGCCCTCTGCTACCCACTTTAGGTAGGCTTGGTAATCACGATTGCTTGTGTCAAATGGGATAAATGCGTTATCAGATAAACGCTGAACAATGTTTGAAGAATCAGTTAGTTTGTACATTTCATAACTCCGAATCAGCAGACCAATGAACAGCAATTCTGTTTGTTGCCCCAGAACCAGCGGGGGTAGATGCCGATATTCCAAAAGCACTTTCACCAGCCATCCATGCTGATGTAGCTGTACAGTTCACTCCACCATTTTGGTCTCTTGCAAAAGCATTTGCCGCCACTGGATTATAAAAAGTGACTGTTGCCGCATTTCTTTTATTAACTTTGTATCTTGTATCCCCAAAAGTCATACCACTTAATGCGCCTGGAGATGAAGCCACTGCCGTTCCGTTATAAGTACCTGAGTTTTGCGCTACCGCTGTACCTATATCAAATGACTTTTCAAAGTACCGCTGACAAAGAGCCAACTCAGTCCCATACGGCCTGTAATCAAACGATGTTGCGGTACTGCCTTTTTCTAGCTGTACGCCTGTGACATACCAAGTTGCGCCATTTGTGCCGACTACTGATGTTGCGCCTGTTACTGATTCTAAGTCGCTACCAACCCACGCTCCAGCAGTTCCATTTCCATATGTTGCACCATACCCCAAAGCAAAATTAACACGAATTCCAATTCCGTTTGTTTTTAACCAAGTTCCTGATGTGTCACCTGCAACAGTTATTGTTTTTTGTTCCCATGTATTTGCGGAAGAAATTGTGTATGAGAATGGATAACTTCTATTAAAAGCACTATTAGCAAGACAACCGCCAAAAGTACCTGTCAAAGATGAACGAACCCAAAATGACAAAGTAACAGTTGATGCGCCAGCCGCACCCCATCCGAAATCTAATGTGTTAAAACCCTCTATGCGTTGCTGTATTGCAAAATAATCACCAGCCAAAACAGAATATGCAGACAAAGATGTAACACCAAGATAATTATTAAATCCTGCTGGCGGTGTAACAGAACCAGCATTTTGTTGAACACTAAATTTTGATGATTGAGAAAGTGCTGTTATATATCTATCAAGTGTATATGTATTATCAGTTGTAGGAGTAACACTCGCCCCCGCATTCCTCTGGTCAATCACCATTGCGGAATTTATGATGCGGTTCTTGAAGCCCATTGATGACGCAGAATTAAACTGCCCATCAAGGGTGATTCCATTTGTTCCTGATATGGCTATGGTCATGGTGTTGTGCTTTGTTCTGGCGTAGGTTGTGTTGCCTGTGCATCAGCCAATGCTTGTGCTTCAGCAAGTGCCTTAGCTTCTATCTCTGCTTGCTGTGCCGCTACTGCCGCATCATGGATTGCTTGTTCTTCAGCGGTGTACTCCACTTGTGTGGTTACGCCTGTTTCTACGTTAACTACGATTCTGTGTGTCATTTTTTATCCTTCATACATGATATTTACGTTTCCAGCATCGAATGTGTTTGTTCCTGTAACGGTGGTAATCCTAATTTGATTTAATATGCCTGAAAGTGTTTTTGAGCCTGCGCCAAAAGTGTTATATCCACTTAAAGAACTTGACATAGCCGTTGTATAAGTCCAAAGTCCTGTTGAAGTATCTAAACAAGTTAGTGTTAAATTACCATCCAAAGTTCCAGCCGCTACTGTATAAGCAATCGCTAAAAATCCTGTTGTGTTATTTATATTAGTTGTATTAGCACCCCATGCACCACAAGAATAACCAGTAGCTTGAATTCCTCCTGATGTTCCTAGTTGAACCATAAAATTAGAAGTTCCATTTGTACTTACCCCAGCAAACATCACCGTAATTCGCTTCACCCATGATGGGATAGAAGTAAAGTCAATGCTTGTACCTGATGTAGAGGCAACAGCAGTGCCAGAGGTAATAGCACCACCTTGAATTGTCTTATTTGTCAGGGTCTGAGTTGCGTTTGTACCAACTATGGTTGTTGTCGCCTCTGGCAGAGTCAGCGTGAAGTTGCTGTTTGTATTAGGTGCGGCAATGGTCAGCGTACCAGTACCGCTTGCATTTCCTGAGATTGCTACTAGAGACATTTCTTTCCTTTAAATTACAGTCCAAACTGAACCAGTTGAAACTGTGACAGTAATGCCAGAATTAACAGATACAGTTCCTGCACTCATTCCATTGTTGCCAGCCGCAATTGTGTAGTCAGAAGAAATTGTCTGTGAGTTCACAACAATGCCATTGGATGCTACCAAAACAGTTGACTGCAACTCACCAGTGCTAGGCTTATAAAGCAACTTGGCATTACCAGTGTAAATTGTAGTTGGTACACCTGATGTTGCATTTGCAAACAGTGGGTAGAGATTGGTTGCTGTGCTTGTATCGTTGCTGATACTTGCACCCGAAACCACTGTATCCCATGATGTATTTGTACCATTGGTTGTCAAATACTTACCAGAATTGCTTGTTTGACTAGGCGCAAGTGCATTGAATGCAGTGTTAGCAGTAGTCTGTCCTGTGCCACCATTGGCAATCGCTACAGTACCAGTAACATTTGATGCAGTACCAGTGGTATTCTGGTTCAGTGTAGGAATATCAGCGGCAACAACTGCCCTGAATGTCGGAACTCCAGCAGTACCATCAGGTGCGGCTAGGAAATAGTTTGCAGTCTTAGACGCATAAGGGTTTAGCGTATCTCCATAACCAGCAGAAAGAGAAATAGCAGGAGTAGCACCGCCACTTGATGCAACAGGAGAAGTACCTGTAACAGAAGTAACCGTTCCTTGAAACTGGTCAGCAGAGGAAATGGTGAAGTTAGGGTATGTACCAGTGATTGTTGTAGTGCCACCTTGGGTCAAAGCAACAGTCTGATCTGGCGCAGAATTGGTAATTGTGAAGTTAGGGTATGTACCACTGGTGCTAATACCTGTACCCGCAGTCAAGGCAACTGTTTGGTCAGGCGCAGTATTAGTGATTGTGAAATTAGGGTAAGTACCTGATGTACTGATTCCAGTACCGGAGGTTAAAGCAACAGTTTGATCTGGTGCAGTGTTGGTAATAGTCAAAGTTCCAGAGGTAGTAATTGGGCTACCAGTGACGCTAATGCCAGTACCAGCCGTAGCCGCCACACTTGTGACTGTGCCAGAACCACTTGCCACTGTGACTGTTACATCATCCCCTGAAGTAGTTGCTGTAATGCCTGTACCAACAAAATTAATGCTCTTAACACCATTGGTAAGCGTAGTTCCTTCTTCCTTTACAGCAATTGCCGCATTGGTGGACATTGTGCTGATGACTTTGATCTTTTCAGCAATGTCTTGAGATACAACCTCACCAACATTCAACTCTCTGCCATCAGACAGGCTAATAACTAAAGAACCATCAAAATCGATGTGTGCATTGGTTACTGATACGCCATCAACACCGTTTTCACCATCACGACCAGCTTGACCATCAGCACCTTTATCACCCTTTGCGCCATCTCGACCTGCTTTTCCATCTTTACCATCACGACCATCTGTACCATTAGCACCATCACGACCATCTTTGATAGAAAGAACACGCTTTTCAATGGTATTGCCAACTGCATCAAATCGATCACGAATATCTGCTTCAATCTTCTTGAGTGCCTGAACAACTAAGTCAACATTCTCGCCAATCTTCTTCTTTTGCACTTCTTTGGCATTGGCAACAGACTGACGCACTGATTCCAGTACAGCCATCTGCTGTTCAGGAGTCATATTCTTGAGAATTAACTCTTTGGCTAGATTTTCAATATCCATTATTGAATTCCTGTCTGTCCAGCATTCAGTTCTCTAGTCAATTGGTCAAGGAAGTCAGATTCCATGCCTGAAATCTTGTTGTTTTTCTCTGCCATTTGCAGTTCAACAATCTTAGACTTGTTCTTGATGTCAGCTTCTTTCAACATCAACTCAGCAATCTTAACTCTCTTGTCAAATTCCTTAGAAGCCAAATCATCTTGATTAGGAAGATTCTTAGTCAGGCTTGCACTCATCTTAGCTTGTACTTCTTGAGGCATTAACTGCGCCTCAACAGACAATTTCTGTGCTTCAGCCCTGTTTTGTTCAGCTTGGGTAGTCTGAACTGCAATATTTGCCTGTGCCGCTTGCATAGCCAACTGCTGTTGCATCTGTTGCATCTGCTGTGCTTCAGGATTTGGTTGCATCATCTCATCCAACTTAGCAATCAACTCCATTCGGTTAGACAAACTGCTGTTTCCAATGATTCCTTTGAGCAAAATAGGCAAAACAGGAGTCTCAGCACCCAAAGTCTGCAACAAACCAATGAATTGCTGTTGCTCATACTCACGAGCAATGATGCCCAAGGTGGCAGTTGGGATGAAATTCATGTCTACAGAGGGATAACGCTCTGGGTCAAACTGCATGAACCTGAACGCCGCCTTCTTGATGAATGGAATCAGAAAGTCTTCTTGGAAATTCACCAATGTACGCTTGTATTTCTTGATGATAGAGGCAACCGCCATCGACATACCGCCACCATCACGACTAGCTTGGCTAACCATACCGTTTGAGTCTAGAGTTCCTGTCGCTTGTAGCAACATTCTCTCAAAGTCTTTAGCAGTTGCAAGGTTGTTTGGGTCAGTTTGACCAAACTTGAATGGATAAAGAATCTCGCTTGGTGCGCCATTGGTGAGAATAGCTTTTCCGGGCTTTACCTCAAACTTCATACCCCTTGGCAAACGAGTTGCATCCATCGCAATCATGGGGGAAGTGCTTAATGCCAGTGAATCCAAGTGACTGCGAGTCTGTGCATCAATGGCTTTTTGCATATTGAATGCTTTTTCCACTGTGCCACGACCCAATAAACGATTAGGAACGGTATCGTCTTGATAAGACAGAACTGGCCTATCCTTCATCATGTATGGATTTTCTTCAGCCTTTAACAGCATTCCATCATTAGCAATCACGACAATGGCTTCTACCATGTCAGTGTAGTCTTCAGCCGCTGAGTTCTCAGGAAACAAGTCAACAATGTCCTTGTTTTCTTCTAAGTTGTTCAGGTACTCACGAGGCACAAGACCGTAATAGGTCAACAGCAATACCTTCTCATCTTGGTACTGTGATACCTCTTGGGTAGGCTCAAGATCAGTGTCTTCACTGGCAGTTCCAATGTCCACCTTGCGGTAGATACCCTTCTCAATGCCTTGCACAATCTTGTGTATTGAGACATATTTCTCAATAGCCACACCCATACAGTCATCGACCGTAGTACCGTTGGGGTCGAACAAAAAGTTCTTAGGATTGATAGGATTGATCTTGACAGAGATTCTGTCTCTCTCCATCACACCAATTGCCGCTTGCCCCATCTGATTAGGGATAGGGCGAGTTGAGGGAACATACTCTGTTTCAGTTTTGACAATAATCTCACCTATGCCTGTGCCATAGATTTCAGCCATCAATTCGATCTGGTCGATAGCTTTTCTGATTTTGTCTTTCTTGAAGTCTTCAGTCAGTTGAGCCTTAATCAACTCAACATCAATAGCCACACCGTTTACATCTTGGATATTGTCTTCAATGTCAAAGAAGTCACCTTGACCAAAGATAGCTTCCATGATCTCAGCGTGACGAGTCTCAACTGCTTGTTGAGTGGCAGGGGTAACGATACGGCTACGCTCTGATTCCCTTGTCTTGTCTTCAGATGCCCATTGACCACGGAAGATACGCTCATACTCTAGGTAGGCGGGGAGGTAGTTAGCATCACGCCAATCTCGCCACTTGTCGCAGTGGCTAGTGATGAAATCGGTCAGTTCTTTATCAGCCTCAGTAGGCTCATAAAATTCATTCTGTTCTAGTTTGACTTCTTTATCTGTTGCCATTTACACTCCCGAAATTATGTCTATTGGTTGCCACTCATCTTCATCTGCATCTTCAAAGTAAGATGTAACAGCCAGTTGGTCAATATAAGATAGGGCATCGGGTAGGTCATCGTGAACACCTTGGGCTGGGAACATCAAGAGTTGATCTTTGAATTCATCCCAATCTTCCTCAGAGTTCAGCACAATACGCCCATGCTCAAACCTTCCTTGGAGACTCCAGATAATTCTGTCAGTCTTTTTCCTGTTGCCATGCGTCAAGTCAACTATGTGTGAATATACATTATTTTTCCGCATTAAGTCACTCAAATACGGTAAAACTGCGTTTTTTAACGCTCCCCTCTCAATTCCAATGCTCAAAGGACGGTATTCACGCATCTTTAGCAAGATAGTAGCCGCAGTTTCCCGAATGTCCCAACGCCCATAGACAATCTCTTTGACAAACCACTTACCTTCATCTGTCACCTTGACCACAGCAATTGCGGTCTGGTCTAGTCTTTTCTTAGAATTAGCCGCTTGTTTAGCCACTTCTTCAAACCCTGCCAAATCGACAGCAATGTAGTACGAGCCATAATCAGGTTCTTCTCCATATTTCAGCCACTCCTCTTTAAAAACGTCACTACCAGCATTGTCGAAAGAAGCCATATACTCTTGCTTGAAAGCAAAGCTAGATAGGGTTTTCTTTGCGCTCTCGATTTCAGTAGGGTCGATCAGAGGGTTATCTTTGGTGGTGAAATGCCAAGATTTCCAATCTGAGTCTTCTTCTGACATTCCGAGTCTAAAAATGTCATAGAAAAAGTTACGACCCTTGGGAGTGCCGATAAACATTGCCCGACCTTTTTTGTCTGACAACGAAGCTCGAATAACTTGCTCCCATGCTTCTGGTTTGATGTCGGCAACCTCGTCAAGCACAGCGTAGGTGAGTGACACTCCTCGCAGAGTATCTGGGCGATCTGCACCTCTAACATAGATTTTTGCTCCGTTTATCAGGGTTATATCCATATTATTGATGTGACTTGCCTGAATGACTTCACGCCCCAACTCCATCAATACATCCCAAATAATCTGTCTTGCCTGACCATTGGTAGGCGCAACATACAGCACAGCCGAGCCAGCAGTACATTGCAATCCCTCAATTAACAGGGTAATTGCTGAGAGTCTAGACTTACCGCAACGTCTGCCAGCGGCAATGACTTTAAACCTTGTTTTATCAGCAAAGACTTCTTGTTGCCAAGGGAGGAGACTGAAGTTTAGGTCTGACATTATTCGATTGTGTAGTCTGGGATTGAGAATGGGTCTTTGTAAAACGGGGTGTCTACCTTTTGTTTTGAAAGACTCCAGTTTTTTGCTTTTTCTACAGTGTCAAGTCCCATTGCATCAGGGTCAGTCCCATACTGACGCATAAAAAATTCTTTCCATGCTGTTGGATGGGTTGGGTCTTTTAGCATTTGTCCTGTCTTGGTAGACGATGGGAAGTGCGGTCTATTGTCATAAGGACTAATAGTTTCTTTTATCCCAGCTTTCCATGCTCCCCTGTAATCATAGTCAGGAGATTCAAGAATCATCTCTGTAACTCTCTGGTTGTCTAACTTATCGACAGGCATCTTTTGTTCAGCCGCAATGTCTGACT